TTTATTCAGATTTATTGGATGGAGCAGATTTCACAAAGGATTCATGCACATGGACACAACAAGGATTGAAACTTGTTTTGGTTGAATTGGCTTGGGGAAGATATACTTATTTCGGAGTGAACAATGACACACCATTTGGAAACACAGTCAAATTAAGTGACTTTAGTAAAACCACAGAAAACAAAGATAGAAAGGATATTTGGGAAGAATCAAAGCAAAGAGCGAATAGCTATTTTGATATCATTAGAACTTACCTTTGTGATGCTGGTTTTGATAAATGGGATAATGGATGTGACTGTTCCAAAATTAGTAGAAGACATTTAAGAGATGAATGTCATGTTGGATCAAATGGATTCAATTACAGTCTAATCAAATGATTGACTTCACCAATATAAAAGAATCTTTTTTTGCTTTGTGCATGATTATAATGACATTTTTAGCACCAATCAAAGGAATGGTTTTGTTGGTGATAATGGCAATTTCCATTGATACTATTTTTGGGATATACAATGCAATAAAAAACAAACAATATCAAAGTGATAAATTGTTTAATGTTGTGGTTAAAACATTCTTTTATTCATTCAGCATATTATTTGCTTTTATTGTTTCAAAAGAAATATTTGAAGGTGAGTTGTTTGGTATAAAGTATTTCAGTGTGAAATTAGTCACTGCATTTTGGATATACATTGAAATGAAATCAATTGATGAAACAAGCCAAAAATTAGGGAACAAACCATTTGTTGAGGTGATAAGATCATTGGTAAAAAGGGCAAAAGAATTCAAAAAGGATTTAAACGAATTGAAAAAATGAGTATAACTGTAATTTTAGATGCTGGACATGGTGGAATGATTGATGGTGAATATCAAACTGCTGGTAAAAGGTCACCTATTTGGGATGATGGTTCACAATACTTTGAAGGTGTTGGAAACAGGCAAATTGTTTCAAAATTAACTGCTAAATTGAAGGATAAAAAGATTAATGTATTCAATGCAAATGATTCTGAAGTGGATATGAAGTTGAGTGAAAGAGTTTCTTTGATTAATAAAGAGATAAAAGACAATCCTGATACTGAATTCATTGGTGTTTCTGTTCATTCCAATGCATTTACAAGTCCAATGGCAAATGGATGGGAGGTGTTCACTGCGAATCAATGCAGTATTGATTCTTTGGTTTTGTCAAGTTTATCAAGTGAAAAATTTGATGCTGAATTTCCAAACATATTGAATAGAGGTGTTAAAAAATCTGATTTCTATATTTTAAAAAACACTATTTGCCCATTTATTTTGACAGAAAATCTGTTTCACACGAATGAAAAAGAATGCAAAGAAATTTTGATGACTAAAAAAGGTCAAGACAAGATTGTTAATTATCACCTTGAATTTATTTGTAAATTTATTGGCATTGAATAGTATGAAGTATTTCTTATTAATACTTATATTGATTTCTTGTAATCCAATCAAAAGACATTCCAGATTGGTCAAAAGGTTTCCTTATGTACACACAATTGATTCAGTTAAGTTAATTGATACAATTAGACTAACTACAAATAAGGTTGTTTCTGATACTGTAATACACGAAAGAATGCTATTTGATACAATCATACTTAATAAAGATAATCTTACAGTGAGAGTGCTTAAAATAATGGATTCAATCTATATCAATGCACAATGTGACACAATCTTTATTGATAAAGTAATCATACGTAATATTCCAATTAAATACTATAAAGAAACAAAATCAACTTGGTGGATTTGGTTTGTTGCTGGTCTTATTTTACTAATATTAATCTTAAAAAGTTACATAATATAAAATTACTTATATTTGTAACATGATAAGAAGAAGATTAAGTAATTCAGAAGCGATTCATTTGGGATTTGTAATCAAATCAAAAGGATCAGACAACAGGAATCCGAGATATTATGTTTCAGAAGATGATGAAATAAAACTTCAAAAATTTAGAGGGTTAAAAGTTGAGGTTAAAACAAAATCCAAATCAAACGAATACAAACCTAAAAAAGAATTTGTATTAAGTGCTTGGAATAGCAAAGGTCACATGATGGAAATTGATGAATATTGTAAGGTTTACAATTTACCAAGAAATGATATATCGAGTTATAAATTAGTTTCACATACTGGAACACCTTTCTATAATATTGTATTTAAAGAAAACACAATTGAAATTGCAAAAGAAGAAATTGATTTTGATTCAATAGTTTCAAAGTATATTAAACCAATCAAAGTTGAGGTTGAAAGTAAATACAATTTATTTGATTTTGATGTATTAACTTATTCAGATGTGCATATTGGAATGGACACAAATTCAAAAAACAATTCAATGTATGCAACCTTATGGAATGAAGAAGAAGTGATGAAAGCATCAAATGAAATTGTCAGTAAGGTAATTCAAAATCAATCCAGTGATTTGTTGATTGTGGATGATTTGGGTGATTTGTTAGATGGGTTTAATGGAAAGACAACAAGAGGTGGTCACGATTTGCCACAGAACATGACAAATACAGAAGTGTTTGATTGTGCATTAAGATTCAAAATGAATATACTTGATAAATTGGTGCATCACTACAATCGAATTGAATTCAACAATATTACAAACGATAATCATTCTGGTGATTTTGCCTATTTTTTGAACTCAGCTTTTAAAAGTTTAGCTGAACAAAAGTATGAAAAGATAAGTGTAAACAATTACAGAGATTTCATAAACCATTACTTTGTTAATGATGTTTGTTTTGTAATTACACATGGAAAGGATGATAGTACATTAAAATTTGGATTCAAACCACATTTAGATACAAAGCAAATTGAGAAGATAGACCAATATTGTAAGCATAACGATATTTACAAGAAGTCTAAGAAGATAATATTCAAAAAGGGTGATTCACATCAAACACTTTTCGATATGGCTGGAAGTGATGACTTTTATTATTATAATTATCCAGCACTTTCTCCATCTTCTCAATGGGTTCAAAACAACTTTAAGAAAGGAAGAAGAGGATTTGTTATAGAATCGTTTATAGGAACCGAAAACACTATTAAACCTATATTTTTGTAATGGATAAACTCACTAAATGTACTGGAGATGGTTGCACATTGAGATATGAGTGCCACAGATTTACACATATTAATTTTTACGAAAATGAAGAATTTTTTGATGAAGTGCCTTACGATTTTAAACTTGATACTTGTCAATACATTTGGAATGACAATGCAGAATGGATGTATAATGAGTTAGAGCGATTAAAAAAACCAACAAATTAAAAAAACACTAAAATAAAATGAACGAATTAAAAATAAAGTACAAAGATTTTATTAAGTTAGATATTAGCTTATACATTTATGATAAGGTTTTATTTGCTTTTATTAATTCAATTCCTAAAGGTCAATATGAACCAAATGATTTTGTAATAATAAATCCAAGATACTTGCAATTAAAATAAATAAAATGAATTTAGAAGAACAGGATGAAATTTTTAAAGTAATCATTGACGAGGTGAAACAAACGATGTTTAAAAAAGCAAATGATTACGCAAATACAGACCGTTTAAGCAACTTTAAACTGGCTGGTAGTATAATCGGACTATCTGCACAACAAAACTGCCTTAGCTTAATCGCTACAAAAGTTGCAAGGCTTGGAGTATTGCTTCAGGGAGCAGAACCAAATAACGAAAGTATCGAGGATTCAATGCTTGACTTGACTTGTTACTCAATTTTGCTTAAAATGATTCAATCCGAAGTAACTGAAAAGCCTAAGAAATTCACGAAAGAAGAAAATTTTTAACGTACTCGTATATGATTTGTGCGATCATTAGATTTAGTGTAAAGATATTATACGCAAAAACATATAAAACGAGAGTAATAACCAACATTATATGCAAAAACATATAAAATGAGGGTAATAACCAACATTTAATATTTATCAAAATAAATTACAAATAAACTTTCTTATTTAGAATGATTATAAATTAGGTAAAAGTTTTTTTATCTCAATTATTTAAACGACATTTGTAATGTAATCAAAACAAAACAAAAT